CAGAAATATTTACAGATAAAGAGTTTGAGATTATCCGTAAATTAATGGAAGATAACAAAAAAGACGAAGCCGACGCAATGATAAAAGATATTATTGATAAGAAAAACAAACGGTGAATCAATGATATTTGCAATGCTGTATCTCTTGTATCTGGTGAGTGTATTTGTTGTTTATCTTATCTTTGAAAGGATTATAGATGAGCAGAAAGACCGCTGATATTATTTGTCGCGCCTTGCTTGCAATTGTTGCTGTCATCCGTGAAGAAAACAACCTGCCTATTTATAACAACATCACCATAGAAATAAAGGACAGCATCACGGGCGCGGCAGAGTACAAAGAGCCGACACTTACAGAATCGCCTACCACATAATTGTAATTTGTGGTATATTCGACACAACAAACAAATAGTAATCTAGCCCCGTTCACAGAACCGCGCTTGTCTTTCCAAGAAATTGGATTGACAGGCGCGGTTTTTTATTTTCCCTCATCCCGTTGGATGTAAAACTCGAAAGGAAAAACACAATGGCACTCCCTGCAACACCTGCTCCCGAAACGGTATCACCCCCCGCCCCGTCCGCGACACCAGACGAAAAAATGATACCCAAATCCCGTCTTGATGAAGTACTCGAAAGTAATCGCAAGTTACAAGAGCAACTTTCACGAACGGAAAAAGAACGTCAAGAACAGCTTGAAGCGCAATTGAAGGAACAAGGCAAATGGAAGGAAATCGCCGAGCAACGCGCCAATGAAATGGCGGCTCTGAAACCAAAAGCCGAACAACTTGACGCAGTAGAAGCAACATTGAAAGATGTTTTAGCCTCACAGATTGCCGAGCTTCCCGAATCCATGCGCGGGCTTGTCCCTGATGAACTCAGTACACAACAGAAATTGCAGTGGTTGTCAAAGAATAAAGCATTACTCGTGAAACCAAAGCCCGTTGATATTGGCGCGGGCAAACAAGGCGGAGGCGCTCCCGTTGGGGTTGAGCTTACGCAGGAAGAAATTCAAATTGCAAAATCGTTTGGTATGTCGCCAGAGGATTACGCAAAACACAAAATCAAATAGGAGATTCAAATGGCTGCTCCCGCTTACACTTGGGAATTTAATTGCGATTTGATGGGTGATCGCGTTCCAAAAATTATCACCCTTGAAGCTGCCGCTTCTTTGGAAACCAAAGTCGGCACGCTTGTTTCGATGTCATCTGGACAGGTCGCCGCAACAACTGATGGTACTGGCGCTGCGATTATTGGCCTCGCTGCCGAAGCTACCAGCGCGGCATTGTCCGCCGCCGACCCTATCAAGGTCGCAGTTCTTGCGCCTGGAATGGTAATCAAAGGCACAGCGGTATCAACTGCTGCCGCTCTCGCTGGATTTACGTCAAAGGTCGTTGACCTTGACGCAGATGGCAGACTTGACCCCACCGATACCACGGGCGGCGGGTTGTCCGTATGGCGCACTGAGAATAGCGGCTTGACTGTTTATGCCGTTGTTGGTCTTGGCGCGATTATCGGTTAGGAGGTTTAGAAAATGGCTGCTCCAATGATTTCAGAACAATGGCCGCGATTTGTACTGCCCATTATCCGCAAGGAATGGGATCAGAAAATGAACGCGGTTGCTTCCCCGCTGATGTCCTTGCTTGGTGTTCAATCCTCGGTTTCGAGCGTTGAATATTCTCAGGGCGTTGGCTCATTCGGGCTTATCCCCGAATATAACAGCGACTCCGCCGAAGGTGCTGGCGCTGCAATTCAGTACGATTCTTTCAGCCCGCTTTACGAAGCTACTTTCACGCACAAGGAATACGCTAAGGGCGTGGCTATCGAACGCAAGTTGGTTGACGATAACCGCACAGGTCAGATCATCCGCAAGGCTCAGAGCCTCGGCCACTCCTTTGGAACTACCCGCGCTTACCACGCCTCAAGCATTTTGAATAATGCTTTTGCGACTGTGTTAGGACCTGATAGCAAAGTCCTTTGCGCTTCTGACCATCCCACCAGCACAACCGACTCAACCTCTATCAGCAACTTGGGTACTACCGCCCTGTCCTACTCCGCCGTGGTGAACACCCTGATTGCAGGCAGTGACTTCGATGATGATCGCGGCCAGCCTATGCCGTCCATCTTTGACGTGCTGTATGTTCCTACCGCTTTGCAGGCGAAAGCCTATGAAATCGTCAATGCGATTGCAAAGCCTGGTACTGCCGACAATGACGCGAATTTCCTCGCTTCTCGCGGTCTGCGCGTTGTTGTTGACCCGTATCTCACCGATGCAAACAACTGGTTTATGATCGATTCCGCTCAGGCTCAGATGCACGCACTTTGGTTCAATCGTGTCAATCCTGAATTGAGCCTCGACCCCTCCAGTGACTTCAATCTCGTTGCAAAGTATCGCGGTTACATGCGCTACTCATTCGGTTGGGATGACTTCCGCTGGGTGTACGGTCATTCTGTGACCTAGTCTGTATTGGAAATAAAAGTGGCAGGTGTAACGCAGTACGCGCCAAGCCTGCCACCATAAGGGAAGCGACCCCGTACAAATCGCCGTGTCAATTGCGGACAGACATCCGCTAAATCCCGAAAGGGTACATAGGAGAAATATATAAAATGTCTACAACTTTTTCAGGCCCCGTAGTTTCAGAAAATGGATTTGAAGGCGATGTTACTGGTGATGTCACTGGTAACGTTACTGGTAATTTAACTGGAAACCAGATTCAAGGAACAGTCACCGCTTACACTGGCGCGGACGCTGGTACTTTGGCGATTTCGCCGTCTATTGGTTACGCCTCCATGACTAAATGGGGCTTTATTGGTCTTGGCGGCGCAGCTCTGTCTACCGTATAGGTGACACTATGAGCGCAACTGGAATCCTACAAACAGCAACCAAAATTGCAAAAACGACACAAACCGCAGTCGGTTATATCATCCCATCTGAGGGATACGAACAGCTAAACCTGTTTGTAACATACGTCAAAGGCGACGAAACTGGCGTTGATATTATCGTATCGTTTCAGCGAACTGCAACAGGCACGGCACACCCTGAAAGTGTGTGGACTGATACCGCTGGTGTGTTTACCAGAGCCGCTGCAAAGTATCGCCTGACCGCATCTGCTAACGTCACAATACCGATTTCCATTCTCGGATATGACTATATTCTCATCACGCAGGGCGGTTCAAATAACGATGGAACACCTACGGGTACTTTAGCCGTATCTTATTCAATGGCCTAACCATGACATTTACTTTCGCCACCGACCTTTCAACAGACCTTGCAAAAGTTCGCTTCCATATTGGAGATACAAACTCTGCGGGCGCATATTTAGCTGATGAAACAATATCGGCTTTATTGACTATTCACGGAAGCGTCGGCGGCGCGTCATTGGCCTGTATTCGGTACATCATTACACAACTGGCAAAGCCTGACTTTAGATTGGACTGGATGAGCGTATCGAACGCCGAAGCCCGCAAGGGATTTGAATTGCTATTGAAGCAAAAGGCACAAGAGTTCGGTATATCTTCAACTGGCGCGGTAATGACTTCTGAGATTACATACGCCCATCGTGCTGACAGTTACGAAAACAAAGACGCGGCCACGATTGCTACTGAGGACGAAGCAGAACCATACAACAGGCCGACAGGTGCGCCATGAGAATGGCAGATAGTCGGTTAGTCGCTGAAATACAAAGCCGTGTACAGAGCGGCTTTTATGGTGATACAGCTAACTATATTGCACGCGCTCAAACAAGTGTTGATACTTACGGACAGCCAGTATATACCGAAACCACAACAGCGATTGCTTGCAGCTTCACCGATAAGGTAAGTAAAGAAAATTGGCGAGACTTTGCAGACATTCAGGTTGTGGACGCTGAAATCCGTTTCTCTGCGGTAACCCCATCAAAGGGCGCGGCTATTACGATTACAGGGCGCTTTGATAGTAGTTCGTTTACTGATAAGCGTTATCACATCGTTGGTATAAAAGATCGTGGCGCGGTTGGCTACGTCTACTTCCGTTCGGCGCTTGGATTTGCGCAAAACGGGATGTCCGAAATTTTTGAGAACGTCAGCGCAACCAACGCGTCCGTGTATGCAAGGTCTGCTGCTGGCGACGCGCTCCCATCTGGCACGTTAAATGGCAACCAATCTTTAACCGTTGCAACAACAGCATCAAATCAAGCCATTAATTCACCATATACCTACGCTTTCTTGCCATCAAGTGAGTACCGGCTCAACTTA